GATTCGCCTCCGGATTTTTTCCGGAAGGTGCGCCGGGATCTCTCCCTTGACCCAGTTATCGTAGACACCTTTGGGTGCGAGGATCAGGGCCGCCTTTAGCTTGCCAGCCAGATGCAGGGCAGCCATAGTGTCGATGGCCACTTTTGTCTTGCCTGTCCCCATCTCCATGAACAGGCCCCAGTACTCGCTGTTCCACGATTTTTCGAGCACGCTCTTCTGGTGAGCATACGGGGTGGTCTTGTAGTCGTACTTGAGCATGAAAAATCTCCCTTGACACCGGGGACGGTATCGGATTTTATGCGAACTTGTCAAGCCCGACGGCTTGGCACGGCTCACGAACCACGAAAGGACGTTTGATGAACGACGACATACTTGCCATGATGGAGGACGAGGCGCCCTCCACCGCGACCCAAAACCTAGGCGCCTCCGCCCTGTCCGCAGTCTCGATCCTCGCACGCAAGATGCGCGACATGGAACAGGAGATCGAAGACGCCGACAGGACGCTCAAGTCGCTCAAGGAGCAGTATCTCAAGCTGACCGACCAAGAGCTTCCCGCAGTGCTGGAAGAACTCGGCATCTCCGAGATGAAGCTCGACGACGGCAGCAAGATCAAGCTGACACAGGTCTACGGCGCATCCATCCCGGTGGACCGCCGCGAGGAAGCGTTCGCTTGGCTGCGCGAACACGGCTACGATGACATCATCAAGAACACTGTCGCGTGTTCCTTCGGCCGTGGCGAAGACGACAAGGCCAGCAAGTTCACAGAAAGCATCCGTCGCATGGGACTTGCGCCGGATACCAAGACCGAGGTCCACGCGATGACGCTCAAGGCGTTCGTCCGCGAGCGCGTAGAGACCGGGGACGAACTCCCCATGGACCTCTTTGGAGCCTTTGTCGGCCAGCGCGCCGTCATCAAGAATGCAACCGTCAAGAAGGACAAGTGAAATGGCAAAACCCAGCACAGCAGTAGCGACCGCCAACGAGACCGCCGTCGCCGCTTTCGACCCGACGATGTTCGAAGCCGACGCAGGGCGCGGCATGGAGAACATGGGCCAAGAAGATCTGGCCCTCCCGTTCCTCAAGATCGTCTCGGGCCTAGACCCGGTCCTCGACACTCGCGAGGACGTCCGCAAGGGAGACATCCTGAACACTGTCTCCGGCCAAGCCTACAAGGGCAAGGAAGGCATCCGGGTCATCCCCTGCGCCTACCAGCGCCGGTTCATCCAGTGGGCCCCGCGGGGCAGCGGCACGGGCGCACCCCGCGCCATCTACGAGCCGGATCAGGAACGGCCCAGAACGCAGCGTAGCGCCGAGGACAACCGCGAATACGTCGTGGGCGGCAACGGCGACTACATCGACGAGACGCACCAGCATTTCGTCATCGTCCTGAACCCCGACGGCTCGGCCGAGACGGCGCTCATCGCCATGAAGTCCACGCAACTCAAGAAGTCGCGCAAGTGGAACTCCATGATCCAGAGCCGCTCCATGGTCGGGAAGAACGGCCCGTTCACGCCGCCGCGCTTCTCCCACATCTACCTCCTCAAATCCACTGCCGAGGAGAACAGCAAGGGTTCGTGGCACGGGTGGGAAGTCTCCCTTGAAGGGCCCGTGCAGGACGCCGGGCTCTATCGTCGCGCACGCGACTTTGCCAACTCCATCCTCGCCGGAGACGTTGTCGTCCGTCACGTTGACGAAGAAGACCGCAACGAATCAGACATCCCGTTTTGATGGCAGAACCAAAGGGAGCCCCGCGCAGGGGCTCCCCGCTTAACGGGCGAGGACTACCATGACACTGGAACGGTTCAAGGCCATCTTCGATGGTCTGGAAGAAGCCTATGGCTACTACAAAATCGAGAAACGCGAAGCCAGCGGCAAGAACAAAGGCAAGGCAGGCATAGTCCGCGAACCGCGGACCACGGCCCTGTGGGAGGGCCACCTCTCTGGCAAGGGCCTGTCGCTCGGCATCATCCCCATCAACGCGCAGAACATGTGCAAGTGGGGCTGCATCGACATCGACCAATACCCGCTCGACCATGCGGCGCTGATGGAGAAGATCCGGCGGCAGAAGATGCCGTTGGTGGTCTGCCGGTCGAAGAGCGGCGGCGCGCACTGTTTCCTGTTCACGACGGACTGGATCGAGGCGCGCGACATGCAGACCGCGCTTCAGTCGATGGCTGCGGCGCTGGGTTACAGCGACAGCGAGATTTTCCCCAAGCAGGTCAAGCTCAACCTTGAGCGCGGCGACGTCGGCAACTTTCTCAACCTGCCGTACTACGACGCAGAGGACGGCCTGCGCTACGCTTTCCACGACGACGGAACGTCGGCGACGCTCGACGAGTTCGTGGAGATGCACACCAAGTATGTGCAGACGCCGGAGCAGGTTGCGCGCGTACAGGTCGTTGACGGCTTTAAGGACCCGCTTCTGGAAGACGGGCCGCCGTGCCTTCAGATCCTGTCGCGGATGAAGATTGGCGAGGGCGGCCGCAACAACGGCCTGTTCGACTTCGGGGTGTTCCTGCGGCAGGCCCATGCCGACACATGGGAGAGCGAGATCCTCCGGTATAACATGGAGTATCTGGACCCGCCGCTTCCGCTTGGCGAGGTAAACGTCGTCGCCAAGCAGCTTCAGAAGAAGGACTACACCTACAAGTGCAACGACGCGCCGATCAAGGCGTACTGCAACAAGGAACTCTGCTACACGAAGAAGTTTGGCATCAGCAGGGCAGCGCAAAGCGCGACGATTGCCAACCTACGGAAGTACAATTCCACGCCGCCGGTCTGGTTCGTAGACGTCAACGGCGAGCCTTTAGAGATCGACACCGAGGCGCTGATGAACCAAGGTGCCTTCCAGAAAGCCTGCACGGAGCAACTCAACTTCCTGCCCCGCACTGTCAGCAAGGCCATCTGGGAAGGGCAGTTGACACGGCTACTGTCAGAAATGCGCGACAACGAAAGCGCCATCATCGAAGTGGCGCAGGACGCCAGCATCTCCGGCCAGTTCTACGACTTCCTCGAAGAGTTCTGCCGCCACCTTCAGCAGGCACAGGACAGGGAAGAAATCCTGCTTCGCAGACCGTGGACCGACGAGGAGCGCAGTCTGACCTACTTCCGTCTGAAGGACCTCGAAGCCTTCCTCAAGAAGAACAAGTTCTTCGAGTACAAGAGCCACAAGATTGCACAGCGCCTTCGCGACATAAACGGCGAGAGCGTCGTGCTGAAGATAAAGGGCCGCGCGGTTCGCGTCTGGCAAATCCCGGCCTTTGACGTGGCGGATGTTGATATCGCTCCGCCAAGGTTCGTGAGTGCAGAGGAGCCGCCGTTTTGAAAACTTTCCCCACGCCGCTGCGCGGCCTGAGCGAAGACTACTTCAACTTCGAAGAAGAGGCGCGCGACCGCATCTGGGAAATCTACCGGATGCGGAAAGTAGACCGGATGACGATGGACGCCATCGGCCAGAAGCTCGGCGTCAGCCGAGAGCGCATCCGTCAGTTGGTGAACAGGGCGAATGCCTTCGAGTCGAAGCGCCGAAAGCTGATCCGCAGGCTCGTCCGCAAGGATGTCCCCCTGCGTATGGAGGACCTGCCACTCAGGCCGTGGGAGATGTACGCCATCAAGAAGCTGAAGGCTACACGCATGACGCCGGAGGAGTTCGCCGAGACTATCACTTTCGTCGAGTTCGCGGCCATCAAGAACATCGGTATCCACAGGCTCCAGACGTTCTTCGCTGTATTCAAGGAGGTATGCCCAGATGCTGCGGATCTTTGGACCGCCCGGAACAGGTAAGACGACCGCCCTGCTCAACATGGTGGACGAAGCCCTGTCGTCGGGCGTCGCGCCAAACGAGATCGCCTTCCTCGCCTATACGCGCAAGGCCGCCAACGAAGCCAAGGAGCGGGCTGCGGCCCGCTTCGGCTTGGACCCCAAGAAAGACCTCGTTTACTTTCGGACCATCCACAGTCTCGCACTGGCGCTCTCGACCATCCGGGCAGACCAGATCATCCAGCCCGAACACTACGCGGAGATCGGCCACTTCTGCGGTGTATCACTCGGTGATACATCGACGCCGGACTTTGAAGAGGACCTGCCCACCGTCACGGCATCCAAAGACCCGATCCTCGGCCTCATCAACCTAGCGCGCCTGCGAAAGGTGTCGCTCCGCGAGCAGTACAACATCAGCAGCCTCGACATCGAGTGGAACATCGTCGCCTACGTTGATCGCGCCATCACCGCCTACAAGAAGCGCTTCGGCCTCTACGATTTCACCGACATGCTCGACGTTTTCATCCACGAATCTTCCACGTTTTGTCCACGATTTCAGCTTACCTTCGTCGATGAGGCCCAAGACCTGAGCCCCCTCCAATGGGACATCGCCCACATCCTCGACGCCAACTCGAACCGCATGTACGCCGCAGGCGACGACGACCAAGCAATCTACCGCTGGGCCGGTGCAGACGTCGATCACTTCATCAACCTACCCGGCGGCAGCGAAACCCTCTCGCAGTCCTACCGCGTCCCACGCACCGTGCACCGCGTGGCGGAAGCCGTGGCCAAGCGCATCAACCGCAGGTTTCCCAAGCGCTACGAGCCGCGGCCCGCGGACGGCAGCGTCTCCCGTATATACAACATCCCAGACCTTCTGAGGCAGGGCCTGCTCGACACAGGAACGTGGCTCATCCTAGCGCAGTCCGGCTACATGCTGGCACCCGTGGCAAACGACCTGAAATCCAGCGGATACCTGTTCAACTACCGCGGCCATCGGTCCATCTCCGAGCGCATCAGCACCGCCGTCAACGGATGGGAGCAGATGCGGAAAGGCCGCAGCATCACCATCGACGTCGCCAAGACCATCTACAGCCTCATGTCGATGGACAGAATCAAGCGTGGTTTCAAGAAGTTGCCGGGGCTGGTTGACTCTGATATGGTCAACCTCGACACACTGATCGCGGACCACGGACTACTCGCCACGAAAGACATGATCTGGTCCGAGGCGATGGACCGCATCCCACAAGCCGACAGGGCATACATCACCGCCCTCCTGCGCCGAGGAGAGAAGTTCAATGCCGTGCCCCGCATCACAATCTCCACGATCCACGGATCAAAAGGCGGGGAAGCCGACAACGTCGTGCTGTTCACGGACCTCAGTAACGCGGCATTGCAGGAAACGATGACGAACCCGGACGACATGCACCGCGTCTTTTACGTCGGCGTGACCCGCACGAAGACGAACCTTTACATTGTCGAAGCAGAAGACAGAACGAGAGGATATGACCTGTGACGAGAGATGAAACGCTGGACAAGGCCAAAGCCCTCATCAACGGCGAGCGCGCACGCGACTACGGCGACGCATGGCAGATGCACTACCGCATCGCCCAAGGC